ACCGCAAGATCGACGCCTACGCCGCACTGATCTCCGAGATCGCAGGGGTCAAGCTGGTGAAGGGCAACCTTCCCCGAGCGGTCGGCAATCAGGTCCGCAAGGCCCTGCTCGAAGATGCCGGGCTGAAGGACGGCACCGCCAAACGCTACCTCGAAAACTCGGTTGGCGCTCTGCGCGAACTGGACATCCCGACGCAGGCAACCCCCAACCTCGTGCGCGATATCCTGCTCTCCGAGAACATCGACAGCGAGAACAAGCTGGCCAAGCGCGTGTCGGGCGAGAGCGAGAAAGACCCGATGCGCGAACTGGCCGAGACCCTGATCGGTAAGTTCACCAACCGCAAGGACGACGAGGGCAAGAAGGTTAAGGGCGTGTTCAAGCCCAGCAAGTTCGAAGAAAGCGATTGGGATCGCTTCGACGACATCGTCCGCGAATTGCGCGCCGCCCGCATCAAGGGCAGCGAGGCAGCAGCCGACACGGCGGAAGAGGTCGAGCGCCAGAACAACCTCGCCAATGCCGTGTTCGGCCAGATGTGAGCATCGAAGGGCACCCCTGAGGGGGTGCCTCACCATGCCCACAAGAGGAGAGACGCCATGAACATCATCGAAGACGACATGGACTACGAGGAAATCCTCATCACCCTCGAAGAGATGCGGGATTGGAACACCTTTGCCGACAGCCTGCTCGATCAGTATGCACTGCGGGGGGAACTGACCCACAGGCAGTGGGACGCAGCCGCGCGCATGATCATCAAGTGCCGCACAGGTGAGGCCAAGCGCGAGAAGAACCGCCGCCCGGTCGATGTGTCCCGCATCGAGCATCTGCTCGCCACCGCCCAGCGCAACGGCCTCAAGAAGCCTGCCTTCCGTATCGGAGAACTGAACCTCTCCCTCGCTCCCAGCACGGGCAAGAACGCCGGTGCAGTCTACGTCAAGGTCAAGGACCAATACGCAGGCAAGATCATGGGCGGCGTGTTCATGCCGGTTTCCTCAGCGCCTGACGGGCTGGGCGACAAGCTGGCAAGCATCGCCCGCGACCCTCGCGGCAAGGCCATCGAGCATGGCCGCAAGACCGGAGCCTGCGCCTGCTGCGGGCGCACCCTGACCGACAAACAATCAGTGGCGCTCGGCATTGGGCCGATCTGCCTTGTGCGCTTCGGGCTGTGAGCGTATAAGTGGGCCTACTTTCGAGCGCAACAAAGTAGGCCCCAACATGCTGCACAAACACCCGTCAATCAAGAACCTCTTCGTCACGGAAGATGGGCGCGCATTCCTAGAGATCGGGACTGAGCCCGGACATGGCGGATACCATTACTGCGCCCAAGTGAAAAAGCGCAGGCACGTTTTGGTATGCGAGACATTCACAGGCGAGAGGCCGAAGCCATCCGTGGTGAGACACCTCAACGGCGTCCCCGGCGACGACAGAATAGAGAACCTCGCATGGGGAACTCAGAAAGAAAATTGTCAAGACACCGTGAGGCACGAGAACTCCACAAAAGGGAAAAGGAATGCTCAGGCCAAACTGAGCGAAGAACAGATCATCGAGATACGCCAAAGGTGGGCGAAGGGAGAAAGCCCGACCCTCTTGGCATTCGAGTTTGGCATGAGCCAACCCGGCATTCAGGACATCGTCAGGGGCCGGACTTGGGGCCACCTGCCGCTAACAACTAAGGGGCTGTGATGAACATCGAGAGCATCAGAAGATTTCAGAGCCGGAACTTCGATTGGCACGAGCGGGGAGCGGCGATGGTCCTCGCTTGGAAGATGCTCGCCAATGAGCACGGGTCGCAGAGGAATTTCTCGAAGGTCACTCGCGAAGATTTCGGCAGGCACCTCTCCGCCGCCACAAAGATGGTGACGAACGAGCGCAAGAGAGCGAAGCGCGAAGAGATCGCAAAGAACAACCCGCGTGTCATCCAACTGCGAGCAGAACGCGACCTGCTCGCCAACAAATCCTTCGCGATCAGCATCAGCGCCGAGCAGAGCATGATCGACGCAGAGATCAGGTCCATCATCAACAGCATCGAGGTCTGACATGAAACAGCAACTGCTCGAGCAGGAGAACGCAGCCCTGCGCCGCGAGATCGCGACGCTCAAGCGCCGGGAGTTCTGGCTGGTCAAGGGCACCATCACAGAGCGCATCTACGGCGACAAGCACAAGATCGGTGATGTCGAGTGGCAACTGAGCGACGGCCCGGCAGGCGAGAGGTCGTGCTCAGTGGACTTCGCCGACATCGAAGAGGCCCTGCGCTTTGCGTCAGGTGCCGTCATCCACTTCGAATAGTTCAACTGAACAAACGGGAGAGAACCCATGAAACTGTCAGTCGCTCGCGAGATCGTCGAGGCATCGATCAAGTGGAACATGTCCAACACCTCCGGGCGTGACGCCCAGAACGTGGTGCCCTACCTCGTCGGTGGTCCGGGCCTCGGCAAGACGACCATCGTCAAGGATATCTGCAAGGACATGGGCATCGACTGTTCGGTCCTGTCGCTTGCACAGTATGACCCCGGCGAACTCGGCGGCTGGCCTGTGCCGTCTGCTGATGGCACGACCATGCAGCGGATGCGCCCCGACTGGATGCCGAGCGAGGGCAAGGGTGTCCTGTTCATCGATGAACTGGTGCAAGGCCCCGTCCCCTGCCAGAACATCGCCGCCCAGATCGTCAACGAGCGGCGCGTCGGACCCCACTACCTGCCGGATGGCTGGGTTGTCGTGACCGCTGGCAACCGCACATCGGATCGTGCCGGTGCCAACACCATGCCCACCCATCTGCGCGACCGACTGACCTTCGTTCCGGTCGAGGCCGACCTCGAAGACACCATCGCCTACTTCTCGATGGTCGGTGTGGACACCCGCATCCGCTCCTTCCTGCGCTTCCGCCCTGAGTTCCTGCACAAGTTCGACCGGGACGTTGACTCGTGCCCCTCGCCCCGCTCATGGCAGCGCGCGTCGGTGATCATCAACCTCGGCATGTCGCCGAAGGCATCGATGCAGGCACTGATGGGCCAGATCGGCGAGCCTGCTGCCATCGATTTCATGGGCTACCTTGAGAACGCCAAGGAATGCCCAGACCCTGACATGGTCATCGCAGACCCGGACAAAGCGCCCATCCCGACCAGTTCCGCGATCCGGTATGCCCTGTGTGCTTCCCTCTCGAACCGAGCGACAGACAGGAACGTCTCGAAGATCATCGCCTACCTCAAGCGACTGCCCAACCGCGAACTGGCAGCGTTCACGATCAAGGACGCATGGTCCCGTGATCCCAGCCTCAAGAAGAATGCAGCCGTCCGCGAGTGGGCGCTGCACGATGGTTCAAAACTCGTACTCTGAGGGCAACATGACACCAGAACTCAAGGTCAGCCGGGCTATGACCCGGCTCGTCCTGCATCACCCCTTCTATGGTTCGCTCGCGATGGGCTCCGACGTTAGCCGCGACGACACCATGGGGACAGCAGCAACGAATGGCGACTGGATCAAGTGGTCCGGTCCCTTCATCGACACCCTGACAGAGCCGAAGACCCTCGGCCTCATCGCGCACGAGGTTCTGCACATCGCCCTGCGACATCATCTCCGCAAGGGCAACCGCAACCACGACAAGTGGAACATCGCCTGCGATGCGGCGATCAACAACATCCTGAAGGCGGATGGTTTCGAATTGCCGGATGGCGGCATCGATATGCCGCTGTTCGCGGAATACTCGGCAGAGAAAATCTACGATCTCCTGCCGGACGACATAGCCCCCCCCAGCATGGGGCTTGGTGTTCGAGCCTGAGATGTCCGAAGAGGAGAAGAAGCAAGAGGAAATCAAGGTCCAGCAGCGCGTGATCATGGCGTCGGCAATAGCCAAGGGTCGCGGCAAGCTGCCGGGGTGGGCGTATGAAATGATCCGCGAGATGCAAGACCCCGAGATAAACTTCGAGGATGCGATCCGTCGCCACCTCACAGGCGACCAGCCAGACGACTACAGTATGCGTCGACCCAACCGGAAGATGTATCACCTCAGCCGGATCATCGCCCCCACCTCAGACCGCAAGGGTGTCGGGCACATCGTCATCCACAACGACACCAGCGGCTCGGTGAGCGACAAGGCACTGACCTACTTTCTCGGTGCCATGAACGCACTGGCAGAGGAACTGCGCCCCGCCAGCATCACAGTCATCGCCTGCGACTACTCGATCCAGTCGGTCACCCGATACGAAGAGGGCGAACCGATCACCATGCTCAACGCCAAGGGCCGGGGCGGCACCCTCGTCAGGCCGGTGTTTGACTACATCGAAGACAATCAGATCGAGGTCGATCACTTCATCAGCTTCACCGACCTTGAGATCAACGACTTCCCAAAAGATGCGCCCGACTACCCCGTCCTCTGGGTGTCGTGCGGCCTGCGCCATGCGCCGTTCGGTCAGGTCATCAAGTTCAACATGAAAGGATAGCGGATGAGAAAGAAAACCAGAGAGGAATTGGTCGCAACCTACAAGATGGTCAAGGTGCAATGTGACCTGACCGCTCAGATGATGGGCATCATCAAGCAAATCTGCGGAAGATACTTGTCTCCAGATGAGGTGGAGGCAATTGCATATAACCGATACGACATACCGACCGAGTTGAAGGGGAGTTCAGCAAAGATAAGAAGCACAATGGGATCGCATAGCATCGTGAACACAGTGCGATCCTCGATAGTCAGCATCAGAGACAGAAGAGACGACATGTGCTATGATGATGGCGGCATGTCTGGCGTCCAGATAGCGATGAACAAGGTTGTGCCTGATATAGTCGAGACCATCAAGACCTTCGTCAAGACGGTCAGCATCAAGGTCACGTTCAACAGGCACGAGGAAGCCATCGTAGCCAAGACCCCTGTCGTCTATGTCTCTCCCAACTGGACCCGGTCTGTGAAGAAGGCTGGGCTTGAGTTCGCCAGCGATCCGAGGCGAAACTACGCCATCACCAAGGCGCGCCGCATCCAGTCGGCTGCGGTTGAGGACGTAAGGATGCAAGCCTTCGAGGTCGAGGCGCTCTACTACTACAAGAAGCAACTGCTGAGGACGCAAGGCTATGTCTTCGCCCAGACCTTCATGAAGGATGGCAGCGTTCACAACACATTCGAACCCTCGTTCGCAACGGCGTTCGACACAGGGTTTCGCAGGGCGCAGGAGCGCCTGTTCAAAGTAATCGCAGCACAGATGGAGGGCTGAATGGCAACGAAGAAGATGGTGGGCGTGAACAAATACATCGAGTGCGCCAACGCAGGGATGAGCAAGGCAGAAGCAGCGGCTGCTCTCGGCGTCAGCATTCAGGCAGTGTTCAACGCAGCAAAGAAGTTCGGCATCACATACCGGGATGGCCGACTGAAGAAAGTGCAAGGGAACTTTTCTGATGCAGCGTGATGAAGACGAGAACGCGATCATGCGGAGCAAGCTAGCCAAGCAACGGAGCGAACTGGCTAGGATGACAGAACTGATCAAGCAGCTTTCCGAGGACAAGAGGAAGCTGGTTCTGGACTTGGAGCGACTGAGGAAGGTGATCGGAGGGAGCAATGGCTAAGTGGACTGAACCGAATATCAAAGACCTGTTCGCCACGCTCAACCGCATCGAGCGGGTGGCTGAACTGATCGCCAACGACAAGACAGCGGGCGCATACTGGAATGTCGAGCGTGCCAACGAGATCAAGACCCTCGCGCAGATCGCGGCGAGGATAGTGCAGGAGCCGATCAACAATGGAGAATAAGATGACGTTCAAAGAAAAAGCAGCAATCGCAGCGATGAAAGAACTTCTTCGTCACTTCGATTTTGAAAAACCCGACGAAGACGCGGAGGCCGTGTCGTTCTGGGCGTGGTGGGTAGCTGAACACCTCGACGCCAGACGGAAGGAGGCGAGTGAAGATGGCGACGCATGAGGAGCCGCTGCCCAAGTGGCTGGAGCAGGAGCTGCGGGCGCAGGCCCTAGCTCCGAGGCCCGTGGTACAATCACCGAAGCAACCGAAGCGAGAGCCGTCGAAGGCGGCCTATGGGAGGGGAGAAGATTGTCCTTACTGACTGTGACTGTTCTCAGCGTGACGCTGTCTCCGATGTGGAGCGGGTACGTTGGGATGTACGCTGACCCGGCGCACTGCCGAGCGATGCAGGACCTGATCGCCGAGGATGACCCCGGCGCTGTGGTTCGCTGTGAGAATGTGGTGCTGCACGAGCCTGTGCCCGTGCCGCCGCCGAGACCTGACAACCTGAAACCGCGCTACGTTCCCGTGCCGGTGCCACCGATGAGGCCGATGAAATGACAAAGAAGAAAGACCCAAAGCCGCGCTTGGCGTTTGTCGAGACGCCGTTGACTGCGGAAGAGGAAGCCGAGCGCGTGGAGTTGATGCGCGAGTTGGGTTTCGACACGAGCCCGCTTGCTGGAAACAGGAACTGGCTGCGGCAGTTCCGGCTGTTCAAGGAGTTACGTGATCGGATCGCGGCGCTGGAGGGGAAGTCATGATCACCGAAGAAGAAGTCGAGCGCGCCGTGACCGAGGCTTTCAAGATCGTGTTCAGGAAGTGGAAGAGGGAGGAGAAGTGATGACCGACGACCCAGTGGAGCAGGCTCTGGCAGAACTTCAAGACCTTGTGAAATGCCGTTGCCATCCAGCCTACACAGGCAGAGGTCTGCGCGATCCTGACTGCGAGTGTGACAGTGCCGAAGCCCTGAAGGTATTAGCCGACCGCATTGAAGCCCAAGCCGCGGAGATCGAGAGGCTGGAGAAAGCGTGCGCCGAGTGGGCCGAAGTGTCGCAGTCGAATTATCAGCGAGCAAAGTCGGCAGAGGCCAAGCTGGCGATGGCGTTGGAGGCGGGAAAAACGATGGATGACGGGTGCGACTGTGAACGGTGCAACAAAGCCCGCGCCACCCTCGCAGAACTGAAAGGACAGGACGATGACTGACATTACACACGAAGCGCCTGAGCGGATATGGGCTTGGGGTTGGCTGGCCGACAGTGTTTGGCAAGAGCAGACTTGGCAGCATGAAGATGAGCCGATGAGCACAGTGGAATACGTCCGAGCCGATCTGGTGCAGGCAGCGGAACAGCGGGGCTACGCCAATGCAATGGAAGCGGAGCGCAAACTGCACGAAGACCTGATCAAAGCCCAAGCCGCCGAGATCGAGAGGCTGCGGGGTGCGCTGACCACCTGCGAGAAATACCGTGACGCCTACGACGAGATGGGCAGGATCGGGACGCAGGCAGTGCGTGATCTTGAGGACAAGCTGGCGAAGGCGGTAAATGTCATTGATTGGGCTTTGATTTGTTGGGATGACCACAACAAGCATGGATACAACATGCAAGGCGATTGGGTTTCTGATGCCCGCGCCACCCTCGCAGAACTTACAGGAGGCAAGGATGAGTGATAACGACCTGATCCGCAGGGGCGATGCGATTAATGCCTGTCGCCAGTCCGTGCATCGTTATGAAGCGCACGACGCCATCGACGCTCTGCCCGCCGTAAAGCCGCCTGCGCTGGATGCAGCTTCCGACAGCATCGAAGCCCAAGCCGCCGAGATCGAGAGGCTGCGGGGTGATATTGAACGCGGCCTGTCTGTGGCGAAAGAGATTGAGAAGGCGTGTCGCGGACTGCGAGATGAAGCCCAACCGATGACTGCCAAGGATGCTACGCGCTTGATAATCGCGGCCCTGAAAGGAGACAAGCCATGACCGACGACCTCCGCATCCAACTGCAAGAGCAGGCGCGGCAGGCTGCCTACTGGAAGGAGCGCGCCGAGTATTGGCGGGACCTATGGTCGAGGACCGCGAACCGCCTGATGCAGGTGGACCCCGCATTCAACGAGCCCAACGAGACCGTGGCCGAGGAGCTGCGGAAACTGGAGCGCCGGTTGTCGAGCGACAACCCAGCCCGCGACTCCCGCCCGGAGTCAAACCCGTGGAAGAATGTGTGATGGCCGAGGGCCACTACCTGACCGAGGACAGCGATCCACGCATCGTCATCACGATGGACCAGCATGTCTTCGACGCGGTTAACATACACGCCCTCCTCGTTAACCGTCCCTTCTCAGATGTAGCCCGTGAGCTACTGCGCTGCGCCGTCGAAGACGGCAAACTCGACGAGTATTATCCACGGAGCAACCGATGATCCTGATCCCCGCCAAAATACAGGAACCCCAAAAATGAACCTCCTCATCCCAGCCTACAACCTCAACGCCAAACTCGCCACAAAATACGAAGCCCAAATCGCCGACGCTATCCACAGACATAGAGCCGAAGAACTCGAAGCACTCAAAATAGACCACGGACCACGGACCTTGACCGCTAACCCGCAACGCCGACAAGCACCGCGGGACATAGACGACGCCGCCCCGCGCACCCCGTCAGCGCGCCTAGGAAGGCCGTGGGCAGGCAGGGAAGGAATTCAGGCACCAACCCAGCCGAATGCCGGGGATGGGCCCCAGCGGGGCGCAGAGGGCAGCGCAGGGATGGGGGCCGACCCGGGGCCAGACCTCATCATCAAAGCAGCCTACGCACGATACCAACCCGGAGGGACAAACCCCACAGACGAACTCATCATGAAAATCCTGACAGCATACCCAACAGGACTCGCCATCGTCGATATCGCACACAAACTCTCCATCTCTAGACAAGCAACCAAAGGCGCACTCGATAGACTCACCCGAAAAGCCCTCGTCAAACCCATCCCAGTCAAGGAAATCCCATACTCACAACGACAGTCCTACGGCGCGTCACTCAAAGCAGTGTGGGTCGTCAGAAAGGATGGGGCGAGGTGAAAGGGGGGTGGGACGCGGATCACGGGACGCGGATCACGGGACGCGGTTCGCGGATCACGGCCCTGTATATATATGGAGCCAAACTCTAACGAGGTGAATGAAATGAAAATGACCGTAACCGATGTTTTTCCGTTAACCACCACTGTTTTTCCCTTTATATATATAGGGTTAGTAGTTTCACTAAGTAGCTAAGTGATGTTTTTGAAATATGTAACCGATGTATCCCCTCCCGAATGGGGCCGGGAAGGCCGGGGAAGGCCGTCCAAGGGGGCCGCGGGGCAAAAAACGAAAAGTGCCTTAAGGGGGTTCAAAAAAATTTTCGAGCCTCTCGGATTTTCCAGCCATATATACATAGAGCCTTTTGGAACCTTCCAGCCGTATGCGATAAGCGGGGACAAGACCATGAGCGATGAAGTCGAGAAGCAAGTGCAGCTTGCCTTGAAGATCCAGAAACGCGACTCAAGCGTTGCCTACCGGGCCAAAAGGCCCAAAGACATGCCGATGGCCCCTGTGACGAAGGCCCTGACCAGAAAGCAGGAGCTTTTCGTCAAGGAGATTGTGTCGAAGGACGGGCAGATCACGGCCCGACAGGCCGCGATCAACGCAGGCTTTGCCCCCGCCTCGGCGCACCAATCCGCCCACAGGATGATGAATCCTCGTCTGTATCCCAACATCGCCAAGAAGATTCGGGAATATCGGTCTGAGCTCGATGAGATGTATGGAATCACCTTCGAGCGGCACCTGCGCGACTTGCAGATCATCCGCGACGAGGCGCTGGCGAATGGAAAGTATTCTGCCGCCGTGCAGGCCGAGGTCCGGCGCGGCATGGCGCACGGGAACATCTACGTCAGCAAATCTGAAATCCGGCACGGCAGCATCGACTCGATGAGCAAGGAAGAAGTGCTGCGGGCCATTCAAGAACTGGGAGGATCGGTGATTGACGTCACGCCCAACGAAAACCCCGGAAAGCAAACTCTGGGCGTCCCTCCGGCAGGCACTATCGAAGATGCCGACGCAGTGGACGACGACGAGGATTGAGACTTGGGCCATGCCGGGCGTCCCGGACGTCCTGCTCTGTGACGAGGCGGGCCGGTTCCACTTTCTGGAACTCAAGACGACCGGCACGAGGGCGGTCGCGCTGAGTCCCCATCAGGTCGCATGGTTGACCCGGCACGGGCACGCGAGCGTTTGGGTTCTGGTCGAGAGGTCGGCGGGCAAGGATCGTCCGAGGTCGCTCTATCTTTTCCACGGCCGCGACGCGGTCGCCCTGAGGATGGACGGGGTCGACGCGGTCGAGCCTGTCGGCCTCTGGCAGTGGCCGCCGCCATGGGAAGATGTTTTGGCCTTGACCTGTCGCGGATGATCGCATACCTTCTGCGGGCCGCGATGGTGCGGCGGTGCTTTGGAGGACCTACCAATGGCCAACTACAACGGATGGCCGAACAAGGAAACGTGGCTCGTAAACCTGTGGCTGGGCGATTATTTCCAGCAGGAGATTGACGAAGGGCAGACCATTTGCGCCGCGCATATCAAGGATACGCTCAACAATATGCTGGCGGATTTGCCGCCGCAGTGGGGGCTGTTCTCTGACTTGATCAACTGTGCGCTGGGCGAGATCAACTGTTATGAGATCGCCGCGCATTATGCTCTGGCAGAGGACGCCGCCTAATGTTCTTCCTGATCGACTGGATCGGCCGCCTGCTATACGGCCGCGAAGTGTGGGACGATGTGTCCCGACGCCCCATGCCCAAGGCGCGGCGGGGTGGTTTTCGGAACGGCAACCGGAGGAGGTAAGAATGAACCAGCAAAGCCCGATTTACTGCCCGCCCATGCTCGACGAGCCGATGCGCCCGATTTTCAACCTCAACGGGTCGGCGCGGGCGCACTTGATCGAGGACCGAATCAGCGCCTTGGATGCGCTGCGCCTCTTGCAGGAGCGTCTCGGCATCTTGGTCCCCAACGGGCGCGACTATCCCGGACAGCCCGACACCTACCGGCGTGACTGCGCGGTCCACTTCGCACGACTGCACGCGGTGCGGCAGATCGAGCGGGCGCTAGAGGCCGAGGCGTCCGTCGTCGAGGCGGGCCGATAATTTCCGAAAAAACCGCTTGCACACTGTGCGAGGTTATGCGACAGAGGGGGCGGGGCAATCCCGCCCCTTCACTTTTGGAGCAAGTGACATGACCTACCAGACCAACGCTTTCGCTCACGGGATCGGCAACGGCGCGGTTTCCGCGCAATGGTGGAGCCGCCCGGCCGACGAAAAATTCCTGTCGTTGGATGCGATGCTGACGCACAAGAAAGCCGACGCGCGCCGCCTCGACAGCCGCATCGTCAACACCCACAAGATCAAGGTGGTCGGTGAGATCGACGAGGCCAACCCGACGACCGGCTCCGTCCTGATCGAATACACCGACGAGAACCGCGCCGAGAACATGACGGCCCCGACGCACTGGTCCTTCTCACAGGTCGCGACGCTGGCCGGTGCTCCGGCGGGCTACCTGCGCGACCTCCCGGCCCCTCTGGCCGCTGACTGCCTGCAATGGGGCCTGCGCTATAATCGCGGCAAAGAACTGGTGAAGCTCTACGACAGCGAAGCGGGGGCCGTGCCGGGCGAGTTGCGCGCCGCCACCGGCCCCGACTATGGCCGCATCCACGATTGGGAAATCATTGAGCCGATCAAGCGGCTTGTCGATGCCAGCGAAGGCCGCTGGAAAGTGCCGGGCATGATGGTTGGCAGCCGCAACGGCTTGGCCGTGTATGATCCCGAAATCCCGGTTAGCATGGAAACCACAACCCTTTTCGCCAGCGACCGCGACGTTTTCGTTTTCCTCGTCGATGATCGCAACCCGATCGAGATCGGGAAACTTGCAAACGGCGAGCCGGACCTTGTTTTCCGGGGCTTCTACGCTTGGAACAGTGAGACGGGCAGCAAAACCGCCGGAATTGCGGCAATGTATCTCCGCGGCGTCTGTATGAACCGCAACCTCTGGGGCGTGGAGAATTTTCAGGAAATCAAGATCCGGCATACAAAATTCGCCCCGGACCGCTTCGCGGCGGAAGCCCGCCCGGCGCTGCAATCCTTCGCGCAGGGTGCGACCGCAAAATTCCTCGACGGGGTGAAGGCGGCGCGGGACGCGATCATCGCCAAGGATGACGATGATCGGCTCGATTTCCTGACTAAGCGCGCCGGGCTTTCGCAGCGGATGGCGAAGGCCGCCGCCGCCCGGCACCTTGAAGAGGAAGGCCGCCCGGTCGCGTCAGTATGGGACGTCGCGCAGGCGATTACCGCCGTTGCGCGGGACGTCCCGCATCAGGACGACCGGGTGGAGCTGGAAAAGCGCGCCGGGGCGATGCTGGATAAGGTCGCATAAAATTACCGCTTGCCTTCGCGGCCGAGCGTATGCGATACACGGGGCGGGGCAATCCCGCCCCGCTTGCTTTAGGAGCCCTGCCAATGTCCGACTTCGACGTTACTCTGCCCTGCGATATCCTGCGCGCCGTCGCGCTTGCCGTATCGACCGAAGAGACGCGCTACTACCTGCAAGGCGTCTCGGTCGAGCCTGACGGCGCGACCCTGCACCTTGTCGCAACTGACGGGCACCGCCTGATGGTCGCGCGCGTGCCCGAAATCATCCCCGGCGAAAAATTTATCATCCCGGCCGAGATTATCGCCCGGGCTTTGAAGGGGCACAAGGCCCCCGGTATCGGTCTCGCCCGGCGCGGCGGTGCTTACACTCTTGGGGATATCCTCTTCCGCCCCGTCGATGGCAGCTTCCCCGACTGGTCCCGCGTCATGCCGGACATGGCCGAGCTTGGCACGCTGGCGCAATACGACCCCGCCTATCTTGAAGGCTTCCGCAAGGCGGCTGTCATGCTCGGCGACAAGCTCAGCAAGCCGCAGGTTCACCATTGCGGACACTCCCCCGCGCTTGTGACCTTTTACGGCCGGTCCGATATTTTCGGGCTCTGCATGCCATACCGAAACGCGGACAAGCGCGACCCGGCCGAGCTTAAATCGATGGTCGCGGATATGACGCGCAAGGCCAGCGCCGCCGCCCGCATGGCTGCCGAGTAGCGCGCCCCGCTCGAGCTTGCCGCGCGCCGCGCCCCGTCCGGTTCAGCCGGGCGGGGTTTTTCTTTGCCGCGCCCTTATTTATCGAGTGATAAACAACCTCCTCTTATTTATCGAGTGATAAACAACGGCAACCTCCGCCCCTGCTTTGCTGAAACCGGCCCCCGCGATCCGCGCCCCGAGGGCAGCGATCCGCGCCCCGTGAAACCCGCCCTCCGCGCCCCTTATTTTGTTGGAAATAACGCTTGCCCGATGCTGCGAAGATATGCGAGGGTGGGGGCGGGCAATCCCGCCCGCAGGAGACTCTACCAATGGCAAACGCAACACACGTTTATCACGGCATCCGGATCCCCGGCCGACGCTCCCGCTTTTCCGCGTGGTGGTGCGGGGATCCCCGCGCCCCGGGCGGATCACTCGCCTATATCGTCGACGGGGAACGGATCGACGCTAGCGGCCGGTCCTATCCGCTGCGCGCGGCCGAGATCGCGGCGCTCGAGCGCGGGCCTTGGTCCGCGCGTCAGGCGGCGGCCTTCAACGTCGGGGGCGCGGCATGAACCGGCTTGGATATTGGTCCGCGCTCGATCTTTCGTGCGCCGCCGCCCGTCGCCGCTACGCCGCCGCCGCCCGCAACCCGGGCGTTCGGCGCGCGGCCATCGCCGCCGCCCGCAGCTACATCGCGCAGGCGCGCGCCGCCCGCCTGCTCGAGCCCGCGCGCCCCGCCTGACGCGCCGCGATCCGCTGGCCTGCCCTCGCCCCGTCCGGTCCGCCGGGCGGGGCTTTCGCTTGCTGGATCCCGGCCAGCTGGATCCCGGTGCCGAGATCGAGCGCGCCGCGCCCAACCGGCAGTTGTGCCAGGATCTCGACCTGGCGCAACCGGCACGCGATCCGCGATCCGCGATCCGCCCCGCCCGGCGCGCGCCCCGCGCCGCCCGGCGCACGGGGCCCCGGCCGCAATAGAGGCTACCGGCGCGCAGCCGGTGACGGCGCGATGCGAGCCGCGCAGCGCGGCCGGGTGGCCGAGCGAACGGGCGCTTGGGCCATGTTCGTTACAAACAATCACGTTCCAAAATAAAAATGGTACCTAAATTCTACCAACGGTATGCGATCCGTCGTATGTTTCACGTGAAACGTGTACGAAGGGCTTCATGGGTCCCCTACCCCCGGGTATTGTATTTTTGTAAGCCAGCGTTTAGTCGTATATCTTAGCATACAGGAGGTATCCCGATGTCCGAGGGCCGTGACGAGAGACTTCTGAAACTTCAACTGAGGCTTGCGCAGTTGGAGCGTAGGGAGCGTTCTCAGGGTGATTTTCTGTCGTTTGTGAGGTCTGTTTGGCCTGAGTTCATTGCTGGCGAGCATCATCGTTTGATTGCGGAGAGGTTGGAGCGTGTAGCGAGGGGTGAGCTGAAGCGTTTGATTGTGAACATGGCCCCGCGGCACACGAAGAGTGAGTTTGCGAGTTACTTGTTTCCGGCTTGGATGATGGGTCGGAACCCGTCGATGAAGATCATTCAGGCGACGCACACGACGGAGTTGGCGGTAGGTTTTGGCCGGAAGGTCAAGAATTTGCTGGACCGGGATGATTACAAGGACGTGTTTGATGTGCGGTTGGCGGCGGACAGTAAGGCGAGTGGTCGGTGGGACACGGACCGTGGTGGGATGTATTATGCTGTTGGTGTTGGGTCGAACTTGGCGGGTCGTGGTGGTGACTTGGTGATCATCGATGACCCACATTCAGAACAGACTGCGATGAGCAGTTCTGGTTTTGAGGATGCTTGGGACTGGTACACGGGTGGACCTCGGCAGCGTTTGCAGCCGGGTGGTTCGATTATTGTGGTGATGACGCGGTGGAGTGAGAAGGATCTGACGGGTCAGTTGTTGAAGGCTCAGGCTCGTGATCCGCGGGCTGATGTTTGGGAGGTTTTGGAGTTACCTGCTATTTTGCCGAGTGGGCGGAGTTGCTGGCCTGAGTATTGGCCTGTTGGTGAGTTAGAGAAGGTTCGTGCGTCGATTCCGCCGAGCAAGTGGAATGCGCAGTATCAGCAGAATCCGACGGGTGAGGAGAATGCGATACTGAAGCGTGAGTGGTGGAAGATTTGGGAGGGATCGAAGGTCCCGGAGTTGCAGTATGTGATACAGAGTTATGACACGGCGTTTTCGAAGTCTGAGTTAGCGGATTATTCTGCGATCACGACGTGGGGTGTAT